AAGTTAAATTATATACCTGTTTCAGCGTTGGCGCTTCCACCAAATGTAGCAGCAGAGTTTTGTACTCCTCCACCTTCAGATGGATCAGCAACAATGGCTCTGTTGTCAAAGGCGTTTGTACCTTGACGACTCCAGTAGTGGTATGCTAGTTGTACTTCGCATGTCACTACATCACCATCTGTTCCAACATCATAATCAAGTGCTCCGACTGATACCGGATAAACTCCCCACAACACGTATTGGTCATGTGATGCACCCATTTGATCAAACAAACTCAACACGATATATGCGTCATTACTACGCACGATACTACCGGCTGTTGTTCTGTCGTCAAACACTGCGGTTGTCCAGTCTTCGAAAATCCGACGGATGTTCAGTTGTTGGTCTAGTCTGAATGTCACACTCCATGAATCACTACCAGTGTACTTGGCGTTTCCTGGTAAGTTGAAGTCAACTCCGTGAAAGTTGAGTGGTACATTGTTGATTGCACGTGCGGGTAACTGAGCGCTCTCAACAAGCAGCTTGTTCTCAAGATCGTTGATACCCTCAGGTACGTCTTGCCCAAAGCCGGTGCTGATGCTAGTTACACGAAACTGGTGCTTTCTAGCTACCTCGCGGACAATCAAATTGTCGTAAAAGTGCTCGATGTCATATTCTGTTATATCTGCCATAATTGTTTTCTCCTAAAAGTATTTATTCTATATGTGGGTTATCCGATCAATTCTGAGAAGTTTTGATCTGTCCTTGTTGCGTAGAAGTTACATAAGATAAACTCTGCAGCTCTTACTGGCTTGATGTATATATCAACAACTAGCTCATTATTGTCTATAACCACTGGTGGGTTGTTACGCTCGTCACACACTATCAGGTAGTCATAACATCCTTGAGTGCTCTTGACTCGTTGGAATATTGGTGTTAGAACTGCCAATATGTTCTGGCGTGTACTGAATGTGTTTGGTTCAAAGACGTAATATTTGATTGTCTTTCTAACCGCTTTCTCCAAGTAAAGGAACATCCTGCGGACGTTGATCCGGTCAAATGCACTGGGCTTGGCTTGCAAGGTCTTTTGACCAAATATCACGTAACCATCTCCTGGAAAGAATGCGATTGGGTTGCAACTGATCTTGTAAAACTGATCACGTTGTTTCTGATTGGGTCGAATGGAGACTTCCAGAGCGTTTGTGATCAAACCTCTTGTGAAACCAGCTGGTGCGAACCAGGGTTGATACACTGAGTCATTTCGAGCATAAGATGATCCAATCACTCCACTAGGCGGAGCCCAGAAGTTTTTATCTGTGAATGCATCATACTGCTTCAACCAGTTACCATAAGTTGCAGCATAATTGGTGTTTGTGGTGCTCAAAAGATGTTTGAGCGGGTAAAACACGTGCTGACTGAAATTTTTGGAAGTGTCCTTCATGGTTATACCGTTCCGACCCTGTACAAATATGTAACGTAACGGATCTAAAATGGTCATGTGATCCTTCCTGCGGTTTTGCGCGAAGACTATGAATGAATTGGTGACAGCTTTCCATGAATTGATCGCTGTTTGTCCCTCCCATGTTGGAGCGCTTTGCAATCCTTCCCAATCCGCGGCAAGATCCACATCTGGTGAACTCTCACCGAGTGTGTTACCGTACATTCCGGAAATGTCAAGCACCACCTCATCATCAAATGATACGTTGATGTTGGTGTCTTCCGGATAATCTAGCCCAGTAGCTGCATTATCAAGATAAGCGGCTTTCAAATCCGCGTAACCTAGAGTATCAGCTGCGGCTTGAGCATTGGCATGTTTGTTTGCTTCTAACCATGCTTCAAGCACCTTGTATTTCTCTTGTTCTTGCTTGTATTGAACATATGTGTTGATCGTGCTCAATCCGGCGTCAAGTGTGATGTCCAGATCGTATTCGTCAAGATTTTGTAGCTTTTCGAAGTTACGTTCAATCTTGGCAACAATACTACCGATGCTTTTCTTGGCACTGGCTGGAACCTCTTCCTGAAAACTACCGGTTCCCCAAGCGTATTTCTGCGCTTCAGGGTGAAAAGTTATGCTGGTGTTGGGTATTGTGGGGTTGTTGGTATCTGTTAAAAACGTACCGGATTGTTCCGAGATAGCCTTGTTCACATACACTGACAGCAAAGTACTGGCCGTGTCAACCGTCTCAAGGTAGAAGCTCTTGGGCTTGCCTCCGGAGACGTTGGCGATTTGTTTATATGCATCAAGACTACCGATGTGTCCTTCATCTAATGTGAAGTCCAACATGGTGGTGTCAGTTGCATATATACTCTTTCTCATCTTGAAAACGCCGATACCGATGGTGTCTTTGTTCTCTTCT